CTCGTAGGGCATCCTTTTTAGCACGAATGGGCAATATGCCTGGCGCTGAGATGAAAGATGGAAAGCCTACCCGACTTTTACTTTCTCTTAGAGCTTGGGGCGCAACGTCCAAGGAAGACGCTAAAGCTAAGGCTAAAGCGATCTCTAAGAGGAATATGAAGTGAGACCAGTATCTGTCGGAATTAACCCAACAGCCGCAACGCTGACTACTGTTTACACAGTTCCTACGGGTTACTACGCCAAGTTTACTGTGATGTACATTCACAACACTGGTGGCTCGACTAAAAGCATTACTGTTCAATGGTATGACGCAAGTTCTGCTACTACCTTGGATATTCTCACTGCTTACACCTTAACTTCTAAAGAATATCTTGAATTTAATGGTGTTGCTTATATCGTTTTAGAAGAAGGCGATAGGATTCAAATTACTACTGAAGCGGGTAGTACCTTCAGTTTTATTGCAACATTTGAGGTTCAAGGAGCGCAACGAACATGACCTACTTAGAACTTGTTAACGATGTGTTAGTGCGCTTGCGTGAAAGCACAGTATCTACTGTTGGCGAAACAACTTATTCTTCTTTGATTGGCAAGTTTGTCAATGATGCCAAGCGTCAGATTGAGGATTCCTACACTTGGAATGCCTTGGCTCAAACAGTCACTATCACCACTACATCTGGCACAAGTTCTTATGCTTTGACAGGTGCGGGTCAGAAGTTTCGTGTTACTGACGCTATTAACACTACCAGTGTTATAACATTGGACAACATCACTGTTGCGGACATGAACCGCAAACTCAACTTTGGTACACCTTCACAGTCTATTCCTAGTGAGTTTTGCTACAACGGGGTAGATGGTAATGGCGACACAAAGGTTGACTTATTTCCTGTCCCCAATGGCGTATATACATTGTTGTTTGACCTAATCATCCCACAGGCTAATCTGTCTGCTGATGGCACTTCAGTCAAGGTTTTGGACTATTTGGTTACTCAAAGTGCCTATGCTCGTGCTTTGATTGAGCGTGGTGAAGATGGTGGAACAAACTCTACTGAGGCTTATGCTCTGTTTAGAGGGATGCTCTCTGACGCTATTGCGATGGAAAGCACTCGGTATCCTGAAGACAACTTTGTGGCGGTCTAATGGCAGGACAACTACAAAGTTACAGTCTCTCAGCACCAGGCTTTTATGGCCTGAATACTGAAGATTCCCCCCTTGATTTAGGGGCTGGCTTTGCTTTGGTTGCGACTAATTGCATCTTGGATCAATATGGTCGTATTGGTGCTAGAAAAGGTTGGTCAAGGGTTAACTCTTCCTCTGGCAACCTTGGTGCTAATGACGTTGGTGTCATCCATGAGCTAGTCCAGACTGACGGGACTCTTACAGTTCTGTTTGCTGGCAACAATAAGATATTCAAACTTGGCACTTCAAATGCAGTGACTGAGTTGACCTATGGTGGTGGCGGTACTGCTCCTACTATTACTGCATCCAACTGGCAAACTGCATCTCTAAATGGGATTGCATATTTCTTCCAAACAGGTCACGATCCTCTGATTTATGACCCCGCTATAAGTACAACTACTTACCGCAGAATATCTGAGAAGTCTGGTTATGTAGCTACTGCTCCGCAAGCCAACATCTGCATTTCAGCATTTGGTCGTTTGTGGGTGGCTAATACATCTACTGACAAAACAACCATTACTTTCTCTGATCTGATTGCAGGTCATGTATGGGGGGGTGGTACTTCAGGCTCATTAGATGTCTCCCGTGTATGGCCTAATGGTGCTGATGAAGTGATGGGCTTGGCAGCGCACAATGATTTCTTGTTTATCTTTGGTAAACGACAGATTCTTGTCTATTCTGGTGCTTCTACACCCGCATCTCTTGTTCTGAGCGACACAGTAGGTTCTATTGGTTGCATAGCAAGGGATACCATACAAAGTATTGGTACTGACGTTGTTTTCTTGTCAGATTCAGGTGTTCGCTCACTAATGAGGACTATCCAAGAGAAGTCTGCTCCCCTTAGAGACCTATCTAAAAATGTTCGTTTTGACTTGTCTTCTTCGTTAGCAAGCGAAACATTAGCTAATCTGAAGTCTGTTTACTCAGAAAAAGAAGCCTTTTATCTGCTTGTTTTACCTGCATCTTTCCAAGTTTACTGCTTCGATACCAAGCAAACATTGCAAGATGGTGCTTCCCGTGTAACCAAATGGGACTCAATTGCTCCAACTGCTTTGCGTTCTTTGCGTAATGGCGACTTGTATATTGGTAAAAATGGCTATATCGGTAAGTATGGTACTTATCTTGATGACACAGTAACGTACCGATTTGCGTACTACACAAACAATGCTGACTTGGGAAACCCTAATCAGATATCTATTCTGAAGAACATTACAGCCATTGTGATTGGTGGCTCTGACCAGTTCTTAACTATCAATTGGGGCTTTGACTATTCTGGCGCTTATCGAGCCGAGAACGTCTACATCCCATCACAGACAAGTTATGAGTATGGAACTGCTGAATACAACATCGCAGAATACACAAGTGGTGTGCCAATTAAGACATTAACAGCAAATGCTTCTGGTGCGGGAAAGATTGTCCAAACAGGGTATGAAACAACCATTAAAGGTGTTTCTTTTTCATTGCAAAAGATTGAAATTCAAGCCAAAGATGGCAAAATGGGATAAGAGGTAAATCATGTCAAATTACACCAAAACCACAAACTTTGCGTCAAAAGACAATTTGTCTCCTGGCAATCCTTTAAAGATTGTTAAAGGTGCTGAGATTGATACAGAGTTTAACAACATTCAGACTGCTGTTGGCACTAAAACAGACAATGCTTCTGCCAATATTACTGGCGGTTCAATTACTGGTATTACAGACTTAGCGGTTGCTGATGGCGGTACTGGTGCTTCTACGGCTACTGCTGCTCTGAACAACCTTCTGCCCACTCAAACAGGTAACGCAAACAAGTATCTACAAACTGATGGCACTAATGCTACATGGGATGCAGTAAGCCTTTCAACTTCTGACATTACTGGCACTTTGCCCGTAGCAAATGGTGGTACTGGTGTAACTTCTTCTACTGGCACAGGCTCTGTTGTTCTGTCAAACAGTCCTACTTTGGTGACTCCCGCATTGGGAACTCCTGCTTCTGGTACGGCAACTAACCTGACAGGATTACCAATCTCAACGGGCGTGAGTGGTTTGGGTAGTGGTGTGGCGACATTCTTGGCTACTCCATCATCTGCCAATCTAATTTCTGCCGTAACAGACGAAACAGGTAGTGGTGCTTTGGTGTTTGCCAATAGCCCAACCTTGGTCACTCCTGTTCTTGGAACGCCCTCTAGCGGTACTTTGACCAATGCTACTGGCTTGCCTATCAGCACAGGTGTTTCAGGTCTTGGAACAGGCGTAGCAACCTTCCTAGCGACTCCATCAAGTGCAAACCTTATATCTGCTGTAACAGATGAAACTGGCACAGGCTCTTTGGTATTTGCAACATCTCCAACATTGGTGACACCTGCTTTGGGTACACCTTCTAGCGCAACATTGACTAACGCTACAGGTCTTCCAATTGCCACAGGCGTATCTGGTTTAGGTACTGGCGTGGCTACGGCTTTGGCTGTGAATGTTGGCTCTGCTGGCGCTCCTGTTGTCAATGGTGGTGTTCTTGGAACTCCATCTAGCGGTACTGCTACAAACCTTACTGGTCTGCCTATCTCGACTGGTGTGTCAGGCTTGGGTACAGGTGTAGCGACTGCTCTGGCGGTCAATACAGGCTCTAGCGGTGCTGTTGTTGTTAATGGCGGTGCTTTGGGTACTCCTTCAAGTGGTACTGCAACGAACTTAACTGGCTTGCCTTTGTCTACTGGTGTAACAGGAACACTCCCTGTCGCTAATGGTGGAACAGGAACAGCAACTCCTAGCATTGTTGCGGGAACAAACGTCACTGTTACTGGCACATGGCCTAATCAGACTATCGCTGCTTCTGGCGGTGGTGGTGGTACTCCCGGTGGTTCTAATACTCAAGTTCAATACAACAATGCAGGTGCTTTTGGTGGCATTACAGGTGCTACAACTAATGGCACAGCATTGACTCTTGTTGCCCCTGTATTGGGAACTCCTGCAAGTGCTACTCTTACAAATGCTACAGGTCTTCCTTTGTCTACAGGTGTTACAGGCAACCTACCAGTTACTAATCTGAACTCAGGAACTGGTGCAACATCTAGCACATTCTGGCGTGGTGATGGTACTTGGGCATCTGCTGGCGGTGGTGGTGGCTCTTCTGCTACGCCCACAGTAGAAGGTATTGTCTACGGCAAGATGACCGCTAGTGGTGCATCACCCCGCCTAACTGCACTTGGTTACAACGCTGGTGTGGCAACCACAGGGGCAAACAATGTTTTCGTAGGGGTTAGTGCTGGAGAGGCAAATGTTTCGGGTACTGATAGCATTGCCATTGGCTATCAAGCCATGCAAAACTATAGTGGTGGGGATGGTTTAAACATTGCCATTGGCTCATATGCGCTTACTACTGCAACTACTGGAACTTCCTATTACAACGTGGCAATCGGCTACGAAGCCATGAAGTTAAACACTTCGGGCTATAACAATGTCGCCATAGGAGTTGGGTCTTTAAAAAGTAACACTT